ACTAACAAGATTCCTTTAGTTCTTAACTCCGCTACACAACTTGTTGGAGATGTTGCAACTGGTGACCCTAAATCAAGCGTAGGTGCAAAAGGTGATTACGCTATTGTCACAGCAAGAACATCAAATGACGTTTATTACAAAAATGGTGATAATGCATGGGTTAAAGTAGGTACAACTACAAGTGCAAACATTGCCGCGGCAACTGGAACCGACACAACATTTACTTCTGATAGTTGGGCATCTAGTTGGCCAACAATACAAGGTACAGTTAGTAGTCCAACACTAGGAAATGGACAAGGTTTAGTAATTAACGGTACAAGTGTTACACTTTCAGGCACAACAGTAAGTGCATTGGCACAAGCAATTAACGGTGCGGCAATTACTGGTGTTGGAGCAAAAGTAACAACAACAGGTATTATAGAAATATACAGTGACGGAACTTCAAGTTCAGATGGTACTACAGATGATGGAGCAATTATAATTGAAGATTTATCAGGTGGTACAATTAAAGCAGACACTGGAATCACAGCAACTTACTATCCAGGTATGGCAGTACAAATTAGCAGACACTCATCTGTGCCAACTTGGAAGTCAACAGACACAGTAACAGTTGCAGGTACTTCAAGAAGCGGAATTAAACCAAGCGGTAGTGTATGGTTTAAAACTTCTACACCAAACCAAGGTGCAAACTTACAAGTTGCAGTTTGGAATGATTCTTTAGGTGTGTGGTCAACTGTAACTACACCAATTTACAACACAAGACAAGAAGCAATTAAAGAAATTGATTCAACAGGCGGAACATTGATTCCAGCAGGTACTTTATTTGCTCTTGCAAACTACACAGGTAGATCAACAGCAGATGACTCTACTACTGGTGTTGAGAAACTTGTTAACTTTAAATTACACAGAAGAGTTACAAGTTCACCAACAACAGCAACAGGTACAGAACAAAGTGCAAACCCAACTGTTACAACTGGCTCATTTACAATGGCAGAAACAACTTCAAATGCAAGTGCTTATGCAACTTCAAAAACAGTTACAGTTTCAGTAGCAACAGTAGAAGGTATTGCAAGTGCAATTTCGGCGGCAGGATTTACAAACATAACTGCTTCTGTTTCAAATGGTTTTTTAACAATTAACCATGCACTTGGTGGCGACATTAAAATAACTGATGCTTCAGGTATATGGACATCAGCAGGATTTAGTGGCTGGTCAAGAACAGGTGCAGGCGTAGAAAGTGGAACACAAAACTTTTATGCCGCTGGAGCAGACGATGACTGCACATATATTATTTCAAACTGGAAGCCACTTGTTTACGAAGCAAGTGATAATGCTCCAACTTCAACTCCAGCAAACGGAACATTATGGTACAATACAACTTTAAATGAAGTTGATATTATGGTACACGATGGAGATAAATGGGTAGGTTATCTAAACTACACTCCATTAGCAGGTGTAACTGATCCAAATGGTCCGATTATTAGTGCAACAGCACCAGCAAAGACTGGCGGACAGTCAGATGGTACTGATTTAGTTGAAGGAGACATTTGGGTTTCAACAGCAGATGTAGATACATACGGTGCTAAAATTTACCGTTGGGATAATTCAGCAACTGAGTGGGTACAAATTGATGTAACTGATCAGACAACTGAAGATGGTATTTTATTTGCTGATGCACGTTACGGATCATCAGGTGCTACAGGTGACACTGCGGCAAGTATTAAGAGTTTGTTAAGTTCAAACTACTTAGATCCAGATGCTCCAGATCCAGACTTATATCCAAGAGGTATGTTGTTATGGAACACAAGACGTTCAGGATTTAATACTAAGAAATTTGTAACAGGACATATTGATATTACTGCAAACGAAGGTAAAAACAAACGTTTCGGTGATGAAGATATGGCCAATTATAAAACTAATCGTTGGATCGGATTTAACACAGTTAAAGAAGATGGTTCAGGATTATTTGGAAGACATGCACAACGTAAAACAGTAGTTGCAGGTTTAAAAGCGGCAGTAGATACTAACGATTTATTGCGTGACGAAGAAACACGTAACTTTACAATTTTAAGTGCACCAGGATATCCAGAACTAACAAGCAACTTAATTGGTCTAAACACAGACAGAGGTTTAACTGGATTTGTAGTTGCTGACACTCCATTTAGATTACAACCAAGTGCAACATCATTACAAGCATATGGTAATAATGTAGCGAATGCACAAGGCGATGGAGAAGAAGGATTAGTAAGTTACGATGAATACATGGCGGCTTTTTATCCTTCAGGATTGACAACTGATGTAACAGGCGCAAGTATTGTTGTTCCACCGTCACACATGATGATGAGAACAATAGCAGTAAGTGATGCAGTATCGTTTCCATGGTTTGCTCCAGCAGGAACAAGACGTGGTGGAATAACAAATGCATCAAGTGTGGGTTTCATCGATAACGAAGGTGAATTTAACGCAGTAGCATTGAATGACGGAACACGTGATACAATGGCAGGTGTTAAACTAAACCCAATTACATTTATAACAGGAAGTGGATTAGTTAACTTTGGACAATACACAAGAGCCAAAAATGCAAGTTCATTAGATAGAATTAACGTAGCAAGATTAGTTGCTTACTTAAGACGTCAAATGACACTACTTGCAAAACCGTTTATGTTTGAGCCAAATGATAAAATCACACGTGATGAGATTAAACAAGCAACTGAAAGTTTACTTTTAGAACTTGTTGGTCAAAGAGCATTATACGACTTCTTAGTTGTTTGTGATGATACTAATAACACTCCAGCAAGAATTGATCGCAACGAGTTATATGTAGACGTAGCAATTGAACCAGTGAAAGCAGTGGAATTCATTTACATTCCATTACGTTTAAAGAACACCGGCGAGATAGCAACTTTGGGCAATCAATAATGGAGATAAATAACTTTATACAAGGAGCAAATTAGATGGCTATTTCAAGTTTAAGTAAATTTACAGTTCCATTAGCGAGTGACCAATCGGCAAGTTCACAAGGCTTGTTGATGCCAAAACTCAAGTATCGCTTTAGAGTGACACTTGAAAATTTCGGTGCTGGTGCTCCTAATATAGAACTTACAAAACAAATAATTGATGTTACGAGACCAAACGTAAACTTTGAATCAATTGCACTAGATGTGTACAACTCAAAAGTTTACTATGCAGGTAAACACTCATGGCAACCAATTACATTAACTGTACGTGACGATGTTAACAATGCTGTTAGCAGAAGTGCTGGACAACAGTTACAGAAACAATTCGATTTCTTCGAACAATCAAGTGCCGCATCTGGTATAGATTACAAATTCAAATCTAGAATTGAAATATTAGATGGTGGTAATGGTGTTAATGCACCAAGTGTACTAGAAACATTTGAACTAGTAGGTTGTTTCGTACAAGATATCAACTACAACCAATTGGCATACAGTGATTCAAATCCAGTAGATATCACAATGTCAATACAATACGATAATGCTATCCAAACTAATGGTGCAGGTCAACCAAATGGTATTGGTACAGCAATAGGAAGAACTATTAGAACATTAGCAACTGGCTAATAATAGTTACAAGTAGTCATCTTTTTATATAAGGTCGGTGATTGTAAAAATCGCCGGCCTTTTTTTATGGCTAAATAATAGTATGGCAAACAAAATTACAAAATTTCTAGGAAACGTAGTTGGTGGTATATTTGGCAGTGACGGAGATATGCGTGACTTTCAACATGCCGCTAGATTGTTTAGTGATAACTTTCAGGCCCTAGCACCTAAGGTAGAATTTTTATATCACGTATATTTTGATATAAATCAAGGGGCAAAGAGAGCACCAGGTAATTTTGGTTTTGCTAAATCAGAAGCAAACATAGAAGTAGGCATGTTAGTAAAAGCATGTCAAGTGCCGGGTGTGAATGTTAACACTGAAACAAAAAATCAATACGGTAAGAAAACAAATATACAAACGCAAATACAATATACACCTGTTAATATTACTTTCCATGATGATAACAGTAATCTAATAAGTGGATTGTGGCAACAGTATTTTAAAAATTATTATGCAGATTCTAATTACCCAGAAGATTTAAAAATTCAACCTACCTACAATGCATCTAGTAATTGGGGTAATGGTGCACAGAAAAGTCTTAAACAAGGTGATTACAGTTTTGGTTATGACAAATGGGCAACATTTGATTTTTTTAACCATATATCCATATATCAATTATCAAGACATAGATTTTTTGAATATAGATTAATTAATCCTATAATAACTGCATGGCAAGGACCTAACCTTTCTTCTGCAAGTAGTCAACCTGCAGAAAACACAATGACATTAATTTATGAAGGAATACAGTACGCAGAAGGAAACGTATCTAATGGCAATCCAGACGGATTTGCACAATTACATTATGACACAACACCTTCACCGCTTTCATTAATGGGAGGTGGAACTGCATCGTTGTTTGGCCAGACCGGTGTTCTTGCTGGAGGTTTAGATGTGTTTGGAGATATAGCAAGTGGTCAAGCGTTTGCTGATCCTTTTGCATTTATAGGCACAGCCATCAAAGCAAAAAACACAATAGACAATGCAAATAAACTTACAGGTCGTGGAATAAAATCTGAAATTGAAAGTATTGCCACTGGAGCAGTAACAAATGCTATTACAGAATCTGTTAAAGTAGGCGGATATAACAAAAGCACACAAACAATTACAACAAAAGCAGATCTTCTAAAAATAGAAGATGAAGCGAATACTATAGGGACTACTAACACTACCAATACAAGAACTGATCAAACAACTGAGGTTAACCAATAATGTCAACAGAATTTTCTAATCTTCCTATTTCAGATCAAGTTAGTACAGACACAGCAGGCAGTAATGTTGATTACTTTGAAAATTTAAACAAAGTTCAGTTGGCTTTTAAGGCTAGTGAAAGTGATGCCATTATTGCTTATTTCAAAAGTATTGGCATGGACGATAATGCCGCAAAAAGTGTTGGATTTATCTTTTTAAAACAATGTAAAATTGATAAAGTTGATGCAATACAACTTTTAGATAGTTTAAGAAAATTAAAAGGCACTCAATTAACAAGTGTACTTGGAGAAATATTAAATCTAAATAGAGTAAGAACATCTGCTTTAGGAAACGCAGTTGACAATGTTAAATCCAATCCAGCAAAGAGGAACATTGTTGCATAATGGCCAAATTAGGAAACTTTGCTCGTGGTAGGTACGAGTTAAAAAATCCAAATAAGTATATAGGTACTAGAACTCCAATGTATAGAAGCAGTTGGGAATGGCAGTTCATGAAACTATGTGACGAACATCCTTCTGTTGCAAAATGGGCCAGCGAAAGTATTAAGATTCCTTATAGAAATCCACTGGATGGAAAATATACAGTTTATGTACCTGACTTTTTTATTGTTTACAGCAATAAGAAAGGAAAAACAAAAGCAGAAGTAATTGAAATAAAACCTGAAAATCAAACTGTAAAAGAGAGTGTTGGTAAAGGTGCATATAATCAAGCACAATATATAAAGAATAAAGCAAAATGGGAGGCCGCGGCCGCATACTGCAAACAAAACGGGATTCAATTTAGAGTAGTCACCGAAAAAGATTTATTCCACCAAGGCAAAAGGAGATAAGTATTAGTATGACTAAGAAACTAGAAGAATTGTTAGATCTGCCAGAAGTCAAAGCAACTATGGAGCAGGTTGAAATCCAAGATCCCCCAAAAGAGATCAAAAAGGAAACCGTCAACCTTGAGCGTAGTATAGCAGAATTTGATAAAATATCTGCCGCTCTACCCATGGTAAAGGGATTAGGTGAATTAGCAGATAAAGAATTAGATGACTTGGCGGACAAAGCAAAACAAAGTTATGAAGATTTAATGGATTTGGGTATGAACGTAGAATCACGTTATGCTGGTAGAGTATTTGAAACAGCAAGTAATATGCTTAAAAATGCCATTGATGCTAAAAGTCAAAAACTTGATAAGAAACTTAAAATGGTAGAACTACAACTTAAAAAGCAAAATATAGACCAAAAACAGGGCGATAATGAGGTTACAGTAGATGCTGAAGGTGTAGTAGTCATGGATAGAAACGCCATTTTAGACCGTATATTAAACAAAGAATCAGATAAATAAACATAGTTAAAGGAGAATTACATGTCAAGCGACTTTAAAAAATATCTAGCAGAAACAACAAAGCAATATGACTTTGTTATCAAAGTTGCAGGCGATCTTGATGAAGGCTTTGCAGACAAACTAGAATCAGCACTAGGTAAATTTGATATTGCAAACTTATCAGCAGGAAAGAAAACTCCAATCCAAAGTTTACCGCTAGATTACCCAGATTTAAAAAATACAGAAGTAACTGTATACGAAGCAACACTTAACTACCCTACTACACCATTAGAACTTAGAGCATATATTGCCGAAGTATTGGGCGTACAAAATGATTTAATTAGAGTACGTAAACCAGGTGAACCATATGAAGAATATCAATCAGAAAAAGAAAATAAACCATATGAATCAAAATTAATGGACGGCGAATATAAAGATGCCGAAGATGTAGATAAAGACGCAGTGGTTACAACAGAAAAAGGTAAAGAAACATTTTTACAATCATTGGCTAAAGAGTCCAAGGATCGTTTTAAGGAGGAAGAATAATGGCATCACGTGAAATGTATGACGTTCTAGAAAAATTAAAAGAATTAGATTCTAAGAATCCTAATGTACATAACGATGCATTAGAAAACACTTTAAAAATGAATGGTCAAAAAGAAAAAATTGACGAAACAATTACAATTAGTGCAGACAGTCCAGAAGATTTACCTGTGATAGCACAAATTATGAAACTTGCTGGCATGAAAGCAGTTACACCTGATATGATGCCAGACCAAGATAATGTTCCAATGATGAAACCAGATGATAACGTAAATGGTTCACCATGTGGCAGTGAAGATGAAGAAGCAGAAGAAGGTTTCGACAACGAGCCTGATCCACAATACAAAGAGTATGATCCTTCATTTGCCAAAGATGCTGGTCATTCAACAAGAAAAGTAAGAACAGTTCCTGCAATGAGTGGAGACAATCCATTGGAATCAACTTTACTTAAAGCATACGAAGATTACTTAAAAGAAGCAGAAGAAAAAAAAAGATCTTAGAACGCCCTCTTTCAAAACCTGAAGAAAAAACAAAAGAAAAATATGTTAAGGGCATGAAAAAGAATAAAGACGATTTTGAGAAACGTTACGGCAAAGATGCTAAAGCAGTAATGTACGCAACTGCCACAAAGATGGCAAAAAAGAATTCCTAAGTTTACCTTTGCGTGAAGGTCTAGCAGAAATGTTAGACCTTTTTTCTCCTCTAAATTAAACTAAATATTTTTATGAAGGATGAATATACCAACACCTTCTTTGATATTGTGCGTGAGACACAAGAAGTACACGGCTTAGATTTGCCAGTTGAACTTGAATCTTACGTTGTATTCTTATTGGCAGATCATATAGACAGACCAGACTTTATGCCTAGTAAAACTTTTGCAGAATGTTATCTACGTTTACAAAGACCTTATGATAAAAATGCAAAACAATTAGGTGATACATGTTTGTTTATAACAGGCGTATTTCCGTCATACGGAGCAAGAAAAGGTTTAGACGTTAGTTACTATACAAATATAGGTAAAAGCAGTTATAACATAGCGAGTGAATGTTTAAATAGTGAATTATTTGATAGTCTATCAACACATTTTGTTTTTTTACGTGACTTTATAGATATAAGCATCAATAACCAAAAAGTCCACTCAATTTTAAGATAAGTACTATTATGGCTCAGAATGCAAAAAGCCTAGATGGCGTATTAGTCAAAAAGGCTCATAAAAAAGTTAAATTTACAGAAAAAGAGTTATTAGAACTTAAAGAATGTGCTGACCCAAAAACCGGTGCATATTTCTTTATGGAAAACTTCTTTTTTATTCAACACCCTACTAGAGGTAAGTTGCAATTCGAACCTTTTGAGTTTCAAACAAGATTAATTGAGTCATACCACGATCACAGATTCAATATAAACATGCTACCAAGACAAACAGGTAAGTCTACTACTGCCGCAGGATATCTATTATGGTATGCAATGTTTAATCCAGATGTAACAGTGCTTATTGCCGCTCACAAATATGCAGGTGCTCAAGAAATTATGCATAGAATAAGATATGCATATGAAGATTGTCCCGATCATATACGTTGCGGTGTTACGAGTTACAATAAAGGATCAATGGAATTTGATAACGGAAGCAGAATTGTTTCGCAAACAACAACAGATAATACAGGTAGAGGTATGAGTATTTCATTATTATATTGTGATGAGTTTGCATTCGTTAATCCTACAATCGCAAAAGAATTTTGGACTGCAATATCTCCTACACTAGCAACAGGTGGTAAAGCAATTATTACTTCTACACCAAACTCAGATGAAGATCAATTTGCTTTAATTTGGACAGAAGCATGTAAACGATTTGATGAACATGGTAACGATACTGAAGTAGGTATAAATGGATTTTACGCCTTTAGTGCTCATTGGAGTGAACATCCTGACAGAGATGAAACTTGGGCCGAAGAAGAAAAATCACGTATTGGTGAA